TTCCGTTCGAATTGGCATATGACGACCGATACAATTCCGTAAAGCTATGTTTATGTTGCAGGTTTACGGTCTTAGCACCGCCACTCTTATTCGGCGCATTAAAATCTGAATCGTTTGGGTCAACACCAACAGGCACTTTACCGGCTCCCCATCGCTCCCAAGTACCACCATAAATCGCTTTGACTTTGGCAGCCGTATCGAGCGTTGTGGACATGATGACTTGACCGACATGGCTCGGCATCAATGGTTGCTCTTTGTTGTAAAGCAAGCCGTCATTCACGCCGATTCGGAGGATTGGAATACCAACCGAGACTGTCAGTGAAACGGTCGTTGAGCCGAGTCTATCAGTAGTCTTAATCTCGAAGTCATAAGAAGTGTTGTTGTCTAGGTCTAGCACCTTATCTGTAACTGAATATGCGCCAGCAGATGTTACCGATAAGCCTGACATCGTAGTCCAGCTACCCCAAGTAGAAGTAGATTGTGCCTTGTAGCGATACTGGACGGAAGAAATGGTGTTTTTAGCCGTATTGTTGATTGTGAGTGGCGAGTAAGTGCCAGACACTTTGAGCGTGGTCTGATTCTCGAAATTATTCAAACGAGTTGCAGAGGCATTGATTACTGGCGCAGCATAAGCCAAGACATTCACATTCTTACTTACGGTGGTAGAGTAGCCACGAGAGTCAGTAGCACGAACTGCGAGAGCCTGTGTACCGGCTGCGAATGAGTTCTCGGAGAAGTTGATATTGAGGTCTGATGTAGAATAGTTAGCAGAAGCCGAAAGCCCAGAAATAGAGGCGTTGTAGGTACTCATTGTGGCGCTTTGGTTAGCCACTGCCTTATTAGCCGAAGATATGATTACTCTAAGCGAAGACTTTCCTTGCACCAAATACTGGTTGTTACCTGTAATCGCCGTGATAGTGGAATTTGTGTCTTGATAAGCGAAGTTCGAGAAGGTAGGCTTCGAATTGGCTTCTACCGCCTTTGCCGTAAACGAGCAGGTCTTTGTGCCGATATTCGTGGAGCCATTGTAAGTAACACAAGTGATTGTACCGGTGCCACTCGTTGCGTTCGGAATCTGAGCGTAGAGGTTACTCGCAATGTTCGAGGTATTAAGAGTAGTGCTTCCACCAACTCCAGTGCCTACGGTATATGAGTATGAACCGAAGGTGAGCGTAATCGTGTGCGTAAATGAGCTTGAGGCACGGTTTGTATTGATTGTAATCGTATCGCCGATATTGAATGTAGAAGGCGAGACGCTTGGCGAAGAAGCACGAGGAATGGTCGTCAAAGCAGTCCATCCGGTACCTACGCTACCACTTACAGGTGGATAGCCACCATAACTACTTCTGGCTTCCCACTGCGCCCATGCGTAGCCGCTTAATGTACCATCATCTTTGTGGGTTCTATTGAATGTTCCACCAACACTACGGCTATTGACCGTATAACCAATCTCTTCAATCCAACCTTCTGCTACTAAGTCATCACTATTTGTTCTGTTATCATGCCAGTAACAGCGAAGAATACCTGCGCCAGTAACCGAGAAGATAGCCTTGTTCTTAGAAAGAGTAGCCGTAGCAGTGATATTGGAAGTGTTATTACTGGTGCTTGTGCTGTTCTCGTTCCACGAGATAGACAATGTAAAGCCGTTAGCGTAGCCACCCGCTGTTGCCAATGTTGTGCTGTTCGAACCTGATGCCATTGTTTGCTCCTTCCTTTAACTCTCTTTAACGAATGACCAACCAGCACGATTACCGCTGGTAATTGGGATTATTTTTATCGGTGGCATTGAAATCTGCGCACGAGACTTAAACTTCTCCACCTCTGTTGTGTCACGGTTGACGGTAAAGACATTCTTCATAGTGCCGGAAGCATCCGAATAACCATTCAAACCAAGCTCGTTGAGCTGCGTGTAGTCGTTCGTGTTATTCGAGCGAACCGTCACACCGGAGCTATCTACTGCCACATTCTTACTCAAAATCTCATCAGAAGCAGACACCCACGGAGTAGTCGAATCACCCACGCTTAACATGAGGTCAGTAATAGAGAAGTCTGTCACTGCATTATTGGTCTCGATTACGACATCGAAATAAGAGGCGTGTGGCTCTACGCCAACGATGCTGTAATTCTTCCAAAGTATCGCAGCGCCTTCTGGGATAGTAACTGTGTAGTCGTCAATAGTGTTGCGAAGATGGATAGTGGCTACACCGGTCGCACCTTTCTTTGCCTTGAATCCGAGCGTATAGAGCTGTGTACCAGAGCTATCCACGGTGATTCTTTGGATGATTGAGCTTGTTGCCTTGAGGTTGATTTGGCTGCCGGATATTGCACCGTAAGACAGCGACTCTGGGCTTGATTCGGACGATACGGTGCCAGTCTGAGTCCAGTTCACGAGCGTCTTATCGGTGTTGATGTTGTAGCCTACCGAGTTGTGAATCAGGTTGCCGCCACCAGTGGTCTGAATTGTGGTCGTAACACTGTTGATGTTCTGCACGACCTGAGAGAAGTTCTCAAGAGTCTGATTCTCGAACGAATCTTGGCGAGAAACGATAGAGGTAATTTCTTGCCCTTGCTTATCCACTTTAATCTCGGTATTGTAGATGGTTTTCATGATGCCACCGGCGAGAGCATAGTTTGTTTGCTCTTCGGTTGGTCGTACGCCACGGATTAGCTCTTTAATGCCACCGTCAATCGTAAGCTTGGTGTAGGTGACTATCACATCCCATGTATTCGTGCCGTCTGTAACGCTGATACGGTCACCACATTCATGCCAGCCGTGACCTTCAGTGTTTGCCTCGAACGGATAGAATTCAAAGCCCTTAATGGCATCGAGGATAGGTTGAGCCATCCCTTCACGGTCGTCATCGAGGAGTTCGTTGTTGGCGAGTTTAACGGAAATGATGCCATTCTCTTTGAAAGGTTCAAATGAAGAAGGCGTTGAACCTTTTTCGACTTGAAAATTCGAAATCGTCAGAGTTGTACCATTTTTGCTATTGCTATAAAAGCTAATATTTTTTGGTTCATTCCCCATAGTAGTAAATGAAATCCTAGTAGTGCCTGCTGGCAAGATTTGGCTGATTTGATGCCCAGACTGCTCAAAACCTACTTTTATGGATGAGCTTTCTTCTAGCGTTATATCGACTGAGACTACATAATTGTCCGCCGCCAACTCTGGACAAATAGATGGGAACTCGGCTTTTCTAATATAGAACCCTGACGATGTTTTTTCTGTGCTTGTGACGCAAGATATGCTGTCAGACGATACTGACAGACCGGTAGAATTATAGGTGTACCATGTATAATGCTCAAGTGTTGGTGATTTGTTCTTTCCTCCGGCAGAATGTTCTATATCGCCATCCGTCACAACAATATTGTCTTCTTGTGGCATCCTGCTCAATACAACCGAACTAACCTTACCATACTTCGGCTCAAACTTAATGGATTTGAGATTGTCATAAGTCCACCCCTCTGTCGTGGTCATCTCTGGCGCACGGAAGGTTAAGACATCCTCAGAGCCACTCACGGAAGCAATCGTAGCAGTTGCGCCAGCAATCTCTGCCAAGATGTCACGATAGGTGATATTATTTATCTTCGCATACAAATCTTCGCTAATTTGATGGCTGCCATTGACGAGTGTAGATGGTTCGAAAGCGAAACCGAACTTCTCATGAATCTGATTCGCCAAGTCTCCAATCGTGCATGGGAAGGTGAGACCGCCAATGGCATAAGGGGTATTCGCAAGGACTCCGACCATATCGTATGCCTTGAACGATGTGGTTTCTTTCTCAAGCTTGGCATCTTGCTCGTGAACATAGAAGTTGCCGAGGTCACAAGTTGCCCATGTGTCGTTGGTTGTATCTGTTTGTACCTCAAGAGATACATGAATCGTATCGCCAACGAGATTGTAGGCAGTGCCGAGCAAGCTAAAGTCCAATACCTTAGTAACGGCACCAAAATAATAGCCTGATGATTCAAGCGAGAAGCTTACTAATACATCGGACGAGGTAAACACCTCCGTACCGGCTGTGATAGTTGCTCTAAGCACCTTAACAGGAGCCTGCATTGCATCTTTGAACGCTTGTGAAACACCAATAGCCATTATATTCTCCTTATAGCTTGCCTACTGGCACGAGGCTCACTGTGAAGGTCTTATACAAGCCTCTTGCCTTGTCTAATAGTTCAGGAGCGTAATCGCTCGCATAATAACGAGCGGTTACCGTTCCTTTCGTCTTCGGTGAGAAATAAGTCACATTGAAGTAAGGTTGGTCTAATAGATTTATTATCTGGCTCACTTCATTCTCAGTTAAACCATCACGAAAAGTGAGTTCGAGCTTTGGGAAGATACCAATAAGAGAAGCACGAACTTCGCCGTTCATGTTGCGTTCGGCATCCTTCCAGAGCTTGTTGTATCCGATTTTGTAGCCACTTAGACCATTGATGGTTGTGTTGTTAATCTTGAGTAGTGTGCCAGAATAAGCCATTATTGATTCCTTTCGATAGTGTCTCCGGCATAGAGTCCTACGCCTGTCTTTGAGTTCCAACCCTCATAAACTGACTGACCAGGCTTGACCTTTCTCGAAATCCAAGAATCTGCGTAAGCATTCATTCTTGACCAATCTACTACACCTTCGCAGGCGCTCATGATTGAAGACATTGTGTCGCCACGCTTCACATACCATACTTTGCAGTCTGATACTGGAGCAGGTGTAGGTGTTGGAGTAGGAGTAGGTTGTGGAGTCGGAGTGTAATCCCCTGGCACTACCCATACCCAGCCAGAGATGTTCATGTTATGAGTTGCAACGGTTAGAGGTACATAGTTCGCATCGTTTACCATAGCGGTATTCGTACCGGTAAAGTATAGGAACATAGCGGTGTGACCATATTTTGTATTGAAACCACCAGAACCGATAGCTCCATAAACCGGCGTGTCGACATATTTCCAACCGTAATTTTTAACCAGATAGGCAGCAACATCTTTACCATTCACCGGACCGTAATCTGGATGAGCGCTGGAATACTCCATTTTACCAGTTGCTAGATAACCGGTATATTTCGAACATTGTAGCCCTTTGCCATCATCGGTAAATCCATCCGGCTTTCTACGAGCAATAACTTGGTCTAAGGTGGTAGATGCGCCCTGACCAGTCGGCTCTTCGTTAGCTTTGATTGTTTCTTCATCAGTTGGAGCATCTTCGTTCATTAAACGATAGAGCGCAGCATTTGAATCCTCAATGAACTTCTCGGTGTATTCCTCAATCTTGGCATTATTGCCATCTAAAGTGATACTGCCGTTCTCGGCTCTTGTGCCACAGAGAATAAAGATTGTACATAGCGCAGCCACAAACGCCACAATGAAGAAGGCGATGTGGTCTTCGAAGAATTTCTTAATCTTACTTACCATTGTCTTTCTCCTTATCTTCGTTGTTCTTCTGGTTTGTGACACCAAGGAAGTAGATGTTGATACCACCAGAGAAGAGAAGTGCGGTTTGAGTAAGCTGTTTCGCTACCTCTTCAAATCCCCAAGTAGAGCCAAGACCTTGAATCACGAATGCGATGAACGATAGTAAGCCTACGGCTATTGATAATTGCCTTGTGGTTTTCTTTTTGAGTTTCATCGTTTGCCTCCTTTCGAGTGGGCTTTAGTTGTTGTGGCTAGGCTTTTTTCTATGCCTAGATACCAATCGTTGTATTCATTAACACGCTTGGTAACTTCTCCATTGCCGCCATTCTTGTGGTATGTGGCGTATTCGTCTTGGATGTCTCCCCAATTTGTAGGGAATTTCTTGAATAGCTCCCAGTTTAATTGGTCTTCCATAATCATCTGAAGGATAGATTGCTTCGCAGAGTGCTTCTTGGCTTGTCTTGACTGCGAGATTGTCGAAATGATAGTAACAAGGGATGGTATTCCCACCGTTGCAATCTTACTTATAATGTCTAGCGTTTGTTCATCCATGTATTATTTCCTTCGGCACCAAAAAACGCTCAGAACATTGTCCTGAGCGCTATTGATATTAACTATATTATATCATAAAACACATAAGTTTAGTAGGCAATTATCCGGACTGCCACTAACCGGTGCCTACCCTTTTATTATATCACAAAAATGCTTATGTTTTACCTGTTAATTATGGCGAATTTGCCACGATATATGGTATAATGGACATTACATAGCATTAAGTGGAGTTAATACAATGAGCCTTAAGACAATAGATTTGTTTGCAGGTGTCGGCGGAATTAGGCTAGGGTTTGAGCAAGCAGGATTTGAAACTGTCTGGGCGAATGATTTTGAGCCTAAATGCGCTGATACTTATGACTTAAACTTCGGCGATAAAGCGCTGACTGTTGCCGACATTACAAAAGTAAACGAGAAGGATATACCAGATTGCGATTTCGTTATAGGTGGCTTTCCGTGTCAGGCGTTCTCGATTGCCGGTTATCGTAAGGGATTCGAAGACGAAAAAGGGCGTGGCAACCTTTTCTTAGATGTTGCTCGCATCATAAAAGAGAAGAAGCCTGTTGGATTCATGCTTGAGAATGTGAAGAATCTCAAAGGGCATGACCACGGCAATACATTCAAAGTTATCAAAGAGACTCTTGAAGCTCTCGGTTATCATATCAAAGCCGAAGTGCTTAATTCAATGGAATACGGCAATGTGCCACAGAATCGTGAGCGTATTTACATTGTAGGTTTTAAGGACAAAGCAGTCCTTGATAGGTTTGAATTCCCAAAGCCGATAAAGCGAACCGTAAACATCACCGATATTCTCGAAAAAGATGTGCCAGAGAAGTATTACTACGAAGGTAAGCCACTTTATCCAAGACTTAAGGACGAGATAACGGAAGAGGGCAAAGTTTATCAGTGGCGTAGGCGATATGTCCGTGAGAACAAGAGTGGTGTCTGTCCTACATTGACTGCGAATATGGGTACTGGCGGTCATAATGTACCAATCATCTTTGACGGCAAAGGCATTCGTAAACTAACACCGAGGGAGTGCTTCAGCGTGCAGGGCTTCCCTAAAGATTACAAATTGCCAAACATATCAGACGGAGCTTTGTATAAGCAAGCTGGTAATTCGGTGTCCGTGCCAGTGATAGCAAGAATAGCAAAGAACATTAAAAAAGCATTGGAGGGCTAATAAATGAGAAAGATGCAAGTAAAACTCAAAAATGGGATGGTGGTAGTCGGAGATTATTTCGATGATGAGGATTACGAAAAAATAAAAACCATCTTTCAGAAATGGCTCGAAATCAATGGTAATTTGAAAGCTCTCGGCGGTAGAACGCTCAATGTTCCAGATGTGGTGTCTGAAGCCTTGTATTGTTATTTTTACAACGCTATTCGCACCAACGGTAACGAATCCGGCGCAGGTTCTTATGATGCCGTAGATATTGCTGATGGCTCCGGTATTCAAGTGAAGTCTACTTCTATCAAAGAAGATTTAACCTCGTTTGGTCCTCATTCCACATGGGATAAGCTATTCTTCCTCGATTTCTGTCCTAATGGCACAGTAGATGGGCAGGTGGATGTTTATGAGATAAAAGATGATGTCAAAGGTATTATCCTAAATGCAAGCAAAGGCGAGACCTTCGCAGACCAACAAGCTCAGAATCGAAGACCTCGCTTCTCAATTAAGAAAGAGATTATCCAGAAGAACGGCTACAAGCCAGACAAGACAGTAAGTCTAGTTTAGATAATCATCGATGATTCGTATCGCCTCTTCAAGACCAGTCGCAAATACTGCTTTGTATCCACGGTATCTCAACATCTCAAGCATTGCTTGTTGCTCTTCGAGGTGTTGGTCTTTCTTAAGTGAACCGTCTTTTTTGAACGGTGAATTGCCTTCGGCTTTCAGCTCTAAATACAATCCGGCATAATAGTTCGGATTACCGCCAGTGTCCATATTCAACCCATCTTTCGGCTTTGCGATGAATAAGTCCGGATACCCTCTTCTTGGGTGTAGCCTCTTGAACTTCGCCGCTTGCCCTTGCGTAAGTTTCAAGTCGGCAGCAATATCGAAGCGATAAATAACATCTGGGTAGTTCTCTTGCAAATATCTTGCTATCTGCACATATAATTGATGCTCTCTGTCTACTCGCATAGTCCACCATTCCTTTCCATCCACCACTTCATGAAGCACTCTTCCGAGCAGAAGCAATGGTTGTCTCGTTTGAGTTTCCATCCGTCTGCCTTGGCTTCCTGCTTGGCGCTATATCTGTTAGTGTAGATATAATAAGCAGTCTCGCCACAGGTGTCACATCTAAATTCGTATGCTTGGCTAATCATGGACGACTCCATATTTCTTTAAGAACTTCTCTGCATGCTTATCGCAGAAATATAGTGGGTCGAATATAGACTGACCAGCTCTTTCCGTGTCTTCTTCATTTATTATTCCGGCTACTTGTTTTGTAGCCACGGCTTTACAGCGTGGTTCCATACATGTCGGCATCATGCCTTACCTCCTTTGTCAGTGAATAATTTGTCTAATACTATAAGGGCAAGTCCGATGAAGATTAGTGTCGTGACAAGCCCATCTTTCATTTTTTTCCTTTCTCTAAGGTCAAAGCTTTGTCGCACTTGATAATAGCTTCTTCGAGTTCGGCTTTCTTATGCTTTAATTCTTTAACTCTACTTTGCACTACTTCAGTTAAGAATTCTTCTTCATGCCAAAGTGTCACAACAGAAAGGCTTTTGTTTCGGAGAAGCTGTTCTATTTCAGCTCTAACAAGTTCTGGAATCTTATTTTCTAGCTTCTCAATTTGCAATTTCATTGCCTCGTTCTGAAACGCAAGATGGCTCATGCTACAATCAAGCCTTTCAATCTGGCTGTCATGACGATATTTTTTCTTGAATAAGTTCATAGATATTCTCCTACTTCAGATTGTAAATTTCTTGCTTTTTCTGCCAGTCTGCTGTATCCTGCAAAATGCAAGGTAGCCGCAGCTTCTCCTAACTCAGAATATGCAGTCCTAAGCTCGCTATTATCTTCCATTCTTTACCTCCATACATCTTCCACGATTCTGTTAAGTTCAAATTCGATTCGGAATCTATCTGCTATCAGCTTTGTTCTCATACATCTTAGTCGCTGCAAGGTTTCATCGCTCTTATTGTTTGAGTGTTCCATCTCCTCTAGCTCAAGCTCATACCTCTCAGATGCCAGCCAATACTCTCTATGAATCTCAACAACCTTGTCTAGGATTTTATCTGCTGTTTTCATTCTTCGCCTCCGAAAACGCCTACAATGCCCAGTTCTGGCAATGTATAGTCTTTGTCCTCTTCGTAATCAAATGGTTTTTTAAGCCTAATACTCAAAGTGTTCGCTACGAGGTTTTTGTTATTATCACCAACATAACCATAGAACTCGTAATCATAAAAACCATCAGAATCAACTTCATGGGTATCGTAATATGATTTAAGTAATATACTTATTTTTTCTATTGGATTATCTTGAGCTTTAACCCACGAAAGTATCGCTCGCCTTACTTTGTTTGGCAACACATACTTATATTTTTTCGGCTCGTCATAATCTTCCCAGCCTGCATATAAATCAGCAAGTTTTTTGTATATCATCACATCGGCAGGGTCTTCAGTTACTACCGTAAAATGGTATTCTTTATCTGGTTCGAAGTGTAATTCGCCAATTATTCCAGTTTTCTTATTCTTCAATTTCAATTTACTCATCACCAAGCTCCTTTCGCCATTCTTTCTTGTTTATCAAGGTTAGAGATGGATAGTAGAAATCTCTTTCTTCGGTGCAATACACATTCTTCCGCCCACAACATATACAATCACCCTTCCAAAATGTAGATACTTCGAATGATGGTTTCTTTGGTAAGTTTCCGAACCTCGCTATGCAAGTCAAGGCGTTGCAAGCAAGACCACATTTTCTACATAGACCTTTCATTCTTCACCTCCAAAAATCAGGTCCATTTCCTTTTCTACATCCTCTATGGAATAATTGCCAGCATCATAAAAGATTTGACCTGCAAGATTGCCGTTGCTTTTATGAGCAACATCATAACCATCAAACTTAAACCCTTTATTTTTCAGTCGTTTCCAAGCAAGTATTTTTTCGGTTACTATGTCTGCTTCTTTTTTTGGTATAGAGTAGTTCCCAATTCTCTTACCGAGATACCAGACTTCTTCCTCTGACACATCTTCCCACTTCTCGCAAAGCTCTGCCAAACTGTCGTAATAATATGTAGCTCCAGTACATTCGACAGCTATTGCACCAATCTCATCATCTGGCGATAAACTAAATGTTTTTATTACTCCTATTTCTGTTGGACGCAATTTAGACCGTACTTTTTTCATTTCCACCACCTCTCGTCTATTATTTTCCAGATGACTACTGCTACGCTCACTATCGCCGTAATTGCAATACCAGCGGTCATTAAACACTCTGCATCCGTCATATCGCCATCCTCGCTTGCTTAAAATCTTGGTATCTTGCTTCGGTGATAGCTTCCGAAGGCTTAATCAAACCTTCTTCCACGAGTTTCTGGCGTGTTCGGCGGATTGTTTCCGGACTAGACACCTTCATCAAGTTGGAATATAATCCGTTTTCTTTTCGCCAGCCTTCATCGCTCCAAATAAGCGCAATGAGAAGCTTATCATCGTTGGCTGCATTCGGCACTCGCTTGATTGTCGCAAGTATCTTGTGCCTCATGTCGTGTGTATTGATTTTCATTATTACCTCCTAAAAGAACACTAAATCTGCCGGTAGCAAAGAATAAGAGTGGAGAATTATCTTTACAATGGCTATGTACCGGCAGGTTCAGTGACAGAAATCGCTTTCTGTAAGCCACTCTCGTTCCTTTATTGTTCGTTCAAAATGTGCAATATCGTGTCTCGGCTCCGTTTAATATCTATTAGTATTTCTTTGAGTTCATTCTCATCATCTACGCAGTCGACCCCATATTCTGCGGTGTTCTTGATGACCTCAAGCTCGTCTCTGATTCGCTCCCACTGTTCGTTAGTCATTTGAACCTCCTACTTGGCTGGTAGCCTCAAATTCACAGGTTCTACGAGCTGCCTCATTCAGTTCGAGCGCCTCTCCTACTGTTAAGTTTCCAAATCGTTTTTCAAATTCTTCACCCATATCCACCCTTAACTTTTCTTAAAAATTGAGCCGATTGCGATACCAATTAGGCAAATACATACGGCTCCGATAAACAAAACCACCGGAATCCAGATTGGCGATAGTACCCAAATCCAACTCCAGTGGATGACTTCCATTAGTTTTAGACCGATGAAGGCGATTTGGGCTAAACCAAGTAGTCCAAACACTCCAGCGACCAATTCTTCTGCTTTCATTATTACCTCCTTTATTGTTATTAGTAGAGCGTTAGCTCTTATCTACCAACGAGCTAAGATTTAAGAGAGGACTCATTGGTAGGTAGCAGCTAAGGCTCAGCTCCTTAACATGGATGGACTGGCTACTGGTTTAAGAAGAAAATTTAGCTTTGAAACGGAACGCAAATAATCTTCCAGTCACAAAAGCGAGTTACTTGGCAGTTTTTGGTGTGACCTTATCAATAGCGCAAGTAACCAGCCCATCGATGTTAAAGAGCTAACCTTTGAACTTACTAGAAGGGGATGTTGGTGTAATCAATGTCACCATCACCCTCATCTTGCTTCTCAACTCTGTTCAAGCTAAGCTCTACGCCATCGTCCAAGAAGACCGAGACAAGCTTCGGCTCAGACATCGCCGTAGCGTGTAGCTTGATTAGCAGTTGGCTTGCATGAGGGGAGCTGAGAAGCACTCCGATTTCTTGGTAGCGATTCTTCTCAACTCCGTCCTTCTGGTAAGTACCGTTCTTAACTTTTAATGTTGCGATTTTGCTGAAGACTGTTTTACCTTCTCCCATAATTCTTCGTATTCCTCCTTGTTATGCCCTAAGACATTTACTGAATGAGCTATTGCACCTTTCGTGCCTGCCAGCCTAGCTCGTTGTGGACCGGTCAGACCATCCTTGCCTACTTTTAGTGATGCGAATCCTCCTTTCCCATGTCTCTTACCTCCATGTGTTCCATCAGCCATTAGAAGCTGAGTCCTTCTATCTTTGTTGCGAGGTCATTGATTCGCTTTAGGCTCGCCTTCTCGAAAGCTTTAGCTTCGTCTAATCGTTCCTCGACATCTTTACGGTTAATATCGAATATCTGAATCTCAAGTCCTGGTATTAGGTCGGTGTAGATGATGAAATGGAGTGTCTCCAAGTCTTCATTCACCATGAAATACTTCAGAACTTGCGGCTCGTATTCTTCCGGATAACGATTCTGGTCGTAGCACTTGATAACTTCGGCAGAAGAGAGACATTTCACTTCGCAAGCTTCACGCACTTTACCATCCTCGCCGGTGATTGCGCCGTCTGGACTCACATAGGCATTTTCGTCATAATCAGACACCCACACGACAGACTCTTCATCGACCTTCTTGCCGGTCTTTTCTTCGAACGCAGCGATTGCTTCCGGTTCGAGAATGTGACCACGAGCCATCATCGTGAATGGTTCACCATTTAACTTATCTTCGTAATCGTTCGGAGTTACTGGACGAGCTACACGGTCTGCAACGATTTCATAGAAGTGTCGCTTTGGTTCAGCTTGTAGCTTCAGCTCTGCAAGCTCGCTTGGCTCAAGCATTCCGGCGAGTTCTTCAACAGTGCAACGCTTGTCGGCAGGAGAGAGTGGATTCTCCTCCTCAAGCTTTTCGATAATTTTCGTCTTGAGTGGAAATCCTGGAATCCAGAGATTCTTGAACTCTGAGCCGCCAGATTTGCCTTTGCGGAACTCAAGCCACTCTTCGCTATTTTGTTGAATTGGTATTACTTTCATGCTTCGCTCCTTAATCTTTCCATTGTTTCTTGACGAATATCTCTCAAGGCTTCGTCACGAGCCGATTCCTCGAAGTAATCTTTTGCAAATTCCTCAGCTTCCGGTAGGATGTAGGTTTCGACTACGCTCTTTACCACCGAGTTCATTACCGAGTTCACAGCTTCGCCTAAGTCTGGAGTATCCTCAAGGATTATCTCGACTATTTCGTCTGCATCTCTAACGCTTCCGTCAGATAGAATGCAACGGTCGAGAAATTCATCTGGAATCTTTATTTGCTGATTCATTTTGACAACTCCTCTTTTCTCGCATCCTTCTTCGCTTGGACTTCTTTGTTGAGCTTCTGCTCGCTGGTGAGACTCATCCATGTTTCCTGCAAAGCTTTCATATCTTTAGCCTTTGCGAGTTTCTCAATAGCCTCAGCCTTCGCATCCTCAATCTTTTGCTTCTTAAAGTCCTCGAACTCTTCCATTTCTTCACTCGAAGCAATCTCACCGGAACCAGCGTAGCCAAGAATGGCGAGCGCACGACCGATAGCGATTGTTTCGTTTTTCTCGAAGCCTTTCTCTTGTTTAACCTTGTCGGCATACATGAGAGAAGAGCCTTCTGCATCTGCACTTTCCAGAGCTTCCTTTGCACTTACTTGTGCCTTAAGTAGCTCGTAGAAGTCAGTCTTGTCTTTCCAGATGTAAGCATGATGCGTTAGGTCGCCAGCTTCGTTGTAGCTGAACTTGACCGAGATTTTCGAACGAGGATTCGCAGAACGAAACTCATTCAGACGGTCCGCAACCTTTGCGTAATTGATTTCGAGAGTTCTTACTTGACCGTCTTTGGTCTTGTACTTCTTCTCGATAATCGTTGTCTTAGTTCTAGGCATATACCTTACCCATTCTCTGACTCAAAGTTTCCACATCCTCGTCTTTGAGTTCCTTATAGTTGATAATTGCAAGAACTAACATCTTATTAGCTCGGCGATATTTCTTCGCACATTTAAGAGCTTTCTTGAATTCCACATCTCCAAGCGAGATTAACAAGTTGATAATCTCGAATGAGCTATCGGTTCCAACTACCGTAAGGTGTACCTCACTGGAATCGAACCCTCTGCTCGTAACCTTGTTGACTCGGCGATAACCTTTTGCAGCTCTCACTACTCTGCGAAAAGTCTTGTCTTCTAGTTCGACCAAAGCATCCACTGCTTCAGCCATTTTTGGTGAATGAGTGATATTCACCTTTACCGAGTTATCGAATACTTCGGTAACCTCGATATTCTTTGCTTTCTTTGCTTTTTTAGCCATTGCATTTCTCCTCTGCAATTAAATTTGATATTGACTCATCCATAAGCTCTTGCCTGACTCAACACAGGCACGAACTCGCTTGAGGAGCCTCGCAGTTAAAACTCCTCAAGCACTGGACGAATTTTTAATGAAGCTCGTAAGCGATGGTGACCTCTTTAATCTCTGAGCGTCTACGCAAGTCGCTTTCGTCTTCTCAGAGGTGACAATATGTTGGGCTTATCACCTCAATCAAAGAAAAAAGCCAGCTTCATTTCGAAACTGGCTTAAAACAAAAAATCTCACTGTTTCCAGTGAGTTCTTATCCGATGTAATGGTGGAGTGTGCGAGACTCGAACTCGCCACCTCAGCTATGCCATAGCTGCGCTCTACCGGATGAGCTAACACCCCAAATTGGTCAAATTGTGTAAATTACTTACAGGGGTGTGCTGTATTAGCGCTCTAACCTTTGAGCTTACGCTCCACCGAAGTAGTCCCTTCGAAATTAAGTTAGTAATGCTAACACAGATACTCACTAAAAGAAACTTAAACCAGTTTCGTTTAGATTTGAATCTGCGTGGTGTTTGGAGTTTGTTTTGCGTTCCGTTCCACCAATAACTTCATTGTAGCAAACTTTATGCCAAAAGTCAAGACCAAAGTGCTTATACCTTGTTGCTCTACGCTATCTGTTCAGAGGTAGCGCAGAGCGGTTATGCTTACTTACCTTTGTACTTATCAAAGAGGTTCGCTAATTGCCCATCCAAACTATGTAGATATTTTTGCGTTGTGGCGATATTTGCGTGACCCATCATTTCCTTAATCACGAAAATATCAGCACCTTGGCTTTGAATGTCCGAGCCAAACGAGTGACGAAGCGCATGAGGATAAAAGTCGTCATGTCCGCACCGCAGGAACGCCTCTCGCATTATCCTTCTTATCGTATCGACAGACATCGGATAATTCCACTCATTCATCCATATCCGGTCTTTTATTTGAGGATGTTCGCAAATGTAGTCCATCAACCTCATATAAGCTTCTTTGGTCATGTAGACCTCTCTCGCTTTTGTACCCTTACCAATGAAGTTGATTCGCCTACCGGTTATCTGTGACAAACTCAAGTTACGAAGCTCAGATATTCTCATACCGGTATCAAAGGCAATCTTGATTAAAAGCCATTGAATATCGGACTGACAGCTATCAAGCACTACTTGAATCTCTTCTCTCGTATAGCAAGCCCTCCTCGGCGGCTTTTCTTTAAGCTTTACAATTAGAGGAATCTTCAAAGGGATTCTCATTTCAAGCTCCCTCCAATACTTGATGAAAGCGACCACATGCGCCGTCTTGGTGTTAATCGTCCTGCAAGAGACTCCTCTTTCAAGCTCACACTTTACGAACTTATCATAGTCGTCATTAGTGAGTTCTTGAAGGTCTTTACACTTGCTCTCCACTATCAGATTCGTTAGTGAAGACTTTTTGCTTCTCATTGTCATTGGACTCATTTGCCTTGTTACGGCACAATACTCAAGGTACTGGTTGGCTTGGTCGTAAATTGGAGCATTCCCACGATGTTCAATGTAAGCATATTCCGGATGCTCCACGCTTTTCAAATTTGCGTATGGAATCATTATTTTCCTTTCATAAATTAAAATCGTAGTAGCCTACTATTAGTTTTATTTAGTTTTGTATGGGTGATGAATTTTGAGACAGCGCAATCTAAAAGCCGGTGATGAATTTTGAGACAGCGGAATGCACTTTCCCACATACTTATCCACAGAAAATAGCGTGGTTTTCCACAAGTTTTCCACAGGTTAAAACAAAAACAGAGGTAAACTCCTAAGCTACCTCTGTTGTCATGCTTTATTTGATTCGGTATCGTGGCTTTTCGTTTTGGTTGTGTCCTAAAATACAATCAATTAGCCCATACTCAATCGCAGTTCGTCTCACATAGTGGAGTTTATTCCTACTCCACCCAAGTCCTCGGCAAGCGTAGTTTGCATCAAAACAGAAGTAGCCATGGTCGTCTTTTTTTAGCTTTCGCCCTATGAACACTAAGTAAGCAACAAGAATCGCAACATCCGTTCCGTATTCTTGCACTTTCTTCACATCAACTTTTAGGAATTTGACTTCCACAAAAGCGTACCTCCGTTATTGTTAGCCATAGCCGAGGCGATAAGACAAAAAACCTCACGGCGAACGACATCGCCATTGAGGCTTTTTTCCCAACATATTGTCACTTATGATTATATCAAACATAGGGGTAAAAGTCAATATGGAGTAGAAAGATTATGCTTATTATGATATAATTAGGTTAAGTCAATAGCGCCAAAGAGTTAGCTCTTGGCGTTTTTTGATGTCAGTAAAATTAAACGGAAGATGGGAATATGCAAGAAGACCTATCCATAACAGAGTTCGAGGCGATGATGACGACACGAGTCCATTCATTGCTTCTTAAGAATCAGGGCGTAGTCAAAGAATCGTGTAGTCGAAACGAAATTGCTTTGAAATATGCCATCGCTGCTAACAAAATCTTTGAGGAATACGGATTCGAAGACCTCAAAGCAATCTTTAGGAGCGCAAGAGCTTATATCATTTTTAAGCCGACCGGAAGAATCGCCTGCGAGATATGTGTCGATGGTGATTATCAAGGTGAATTAGTGTATAGGACGAAAGGCATTCTCATGTCACGCCGTGGGTATCTTAAAAGCAAATCGCTTAGAGATATGATTGATTTTACGGCAAGCAGAGGCAAGACAATCTACTCAAATCTTACGAAAGGAGAAATCAATGCCAAACGCAAAGAACATCATCAAAGCTAAAGAAAACGAGGAAGGCAAAGTTATTGTCCGACTCTATGGTCAGGACATTGATGTCACTTCCAAAATTAAAGACGGCAAAGCAGAGGTTACGCTTTATGGTCAGGAATATGAAATCTTAGCCAATACTGGCGACAAGAAGAAGTCTTCAGCGCCGAAGAAGATTAAGGTTGCTGGCAAGAGCAAAGCTGAGAAGCCGGAGATTAAGTTTATTAAGTTACCAATCAAAAAATGAAGGGGTGAATCATGGCTCAAAAGAAGGTCGAAGCTAAAAAGAAGGTAGCCGCTAAAGTCGGACGAAAGTCGGACGGTACTTTCGCTAAAGGCAATACCTTTGGCAAGAATCCTGGCGGTCGTCCTTCCGAAGATATGTCCTTCCGCCATCAAATGAAGATTCGTGCTTCACAAGAGCCAGAACTCGTTCAGAAGGTTATCAATAATCTTATCAAGATAGCGAGCGACCCAGACCATCCAAAGTGTGTTGAGGCAGCCGAGAAACTTATCAAGCTCAACGGCAACTATGACCCAGCCGAATCAAAGAGCGAAGTGACCGGCAGTCTCAATACAAAGATGGAGAACTCGCCATTCAATCAACTAACGAAGGAAGACTTACTCAAGTTACTCAAGAGGAAGAAATGAAAGTTAAAGAAGCCGAGAATATCATCGAACTACCAGAAACTCAGGCAGAGCTTGAGCTTCAGTTGGCTCGTGTCGACTTCTACAACTTCTGCAAACTAATGATGCCGAAGTTTTACAAAGATGAGCGTGATTATCTTTATGAGTTCTGTGAGCAGCTTCAAGACTTCGTAGAGAAGTCAGACAAGCACTTCCTCGTTATCAATCTTCCACCTCGTCACGGCAAATCGCTCACTGCGCAACTATTTACTGCTTGGCTATTCGGCATCAACCCAAGCAACAAAGTCATGACTGCGAGCTACAACGAAACGCTATCGACTACATTCGCTCGTTCCGTTCGTAATCTGATTCAGACCGAGAAGGTCAACAATGGAACTGTTTTTACTGACATCTTTCCTAATACTAAAGTGAAATATGGCGAGGCTTCTGCGCAGATGTGGACTCTTGAAGGCTCGTCAATGGTGAACTATCTTGCAACTTCACCAAAAGCTACTGCCACTGGTTTCGGCGCTCATTATCTCATCGTAGACGACCTTATCCGCTCGGCTGAGGATGCCTACAACGAGAACACGCTCGATAGCCACTGGGAGTGGTTCAACAATACATTCTTAAGCCGAACCGAGAATCCGTGGAAGGTCATCATCATTATGACTCGCTGGGCTGAAGGAGACCTCGCAGGACGAGTTCTGCACGACTTCGCCGATGATGTGGAGCATATCACTTACAAAGCTGTCCAAGACGATGGTACGATGCTCTGTGATGATGTTTTAAGCGCCGAGGATTACAAAGCGAAGACTCGTGAAATGAACCTCGACATCGTAGAAGCTAACTATAACCAGAAGCCTATCGACATTGGTGGTAGGCTCTATTCCGACTTTATCGAGTGGGATAAAAGACCGGAAGGCAAGGTGTATAACTACACCGATACCGCAGACACCGGCTCGGACTTTCTCTGCTCGATTAACTACATTGAGAAAGACAAAGAAGCTTACATCACCGACCTCGTATTCACAGATGAGGCGATGGAAGTTACAGAGGGTAAGGTTGCCGAACTGCTTTTCGCCGGCAACACGAATGAGGCTGTAATTGAAAGCAATAACGGAGGGCGTGGTTTTGCACGGAATGTTGACCGAATACTAAAAGAAAAATATCAAACAAACAGAGTTACAATAACCCCTAAACCACAAACTCAGAACAAGGAGTCTCGCATCCTTGCTTCATCTTCTTGGGTGCAAAACCATGTCATAATGCCACCGAACTGGAAGAAGAAGTATCCTGAGTTTTTCAGACAAGTTATGTCCTATCAGCGCAAGGGTCGCAATGCGCATGATGATGCAGTAGATGTTTTAGCGGCAATTTACGAGGCTATAACCTCTGAGCGCAAGCCGGAAGTCATAGACAAGACAGGAGCGAGCATGCGCTCAAGACTAAACTATAACCATTATTGGGCTAGATAGAAAGGAGTAATATGTATCAGGTCAATAAGGACACACCACTCGATGCCACTCTCATCAAAGATGCCATCGACTATAACGAAAAGCGTAGAACTCGTTTCGATACGCTCGATAACTACTACATGGGCGAACAAGCTATTACGACTCGTGAGAAACAAGAAACCCTCATGAATAATAAGCTGGTCGTAAACCATGCGAAATACATCACGGATATGATGGTTGGCTATTTGCTCGGCAATCCGGTAGACTACCAAGTCAATGACGGTATAGACATTGAACCTATCCTCGGCGCTTACAAGAGGCAGACGATGGAGAATATCGATGTCGAGATTGCCAAAGAGTGTTCTATCTTTGGTATTAAGTACGAATATGTCTACTCAGATGAAGATGCCAATCCTTGCTCGGTCACTCTTGATGTACGCAACACAATCATCATCTACGACAACTCGCTCGTTCATAAGAAGATGTATGCTATCAACTACCGACCAATCTTCAAGAATCCGACAGATAAAACACCGGACTACTACGATGTGCTTGCCTTTACAGACAAAGAAATCATCAAATACAAGTTATCTGGTACGAAGGGCGATGCCAAAGAGCTATCTCGTGAGCAACATGCCTTTGGTTCTGTGCCGGTGATTGAATACAAGAACAATGCCGAGTATAGCGGCGACTTTGAGCCAGTAATCAGCCTCATTGACGCATACAACCTCGTACAATCAGACCGTGTAAATGACCGTGAGCAGCTCGTGGATGCTATTCTCTGCTTCTATGGTATGAAGTTCGATACAGCCCAAATGGCAGAGCTTAAGATTAAGAGGGCGCTATCCAATATCCCACAGGACGGCAAGGTTGAATACTTAACCAAAGCCATCAACGAAGGCGATGTAGATGTTCTTCGCAAGACTATCGAGAAAGACATTCACAAAATCTCAATGGTGCCAGATATGACTGACGAGAACTTCGCCGGCGATTCTTCCGGTGTTGCTATCCGTTACAAGTTGCTCGGCTTTGAGCAGGCAGTAAAGAACAAGGAGCGCTTCTTTGAAAAAGCTCTCATGGAACGATTCAAGCTCTATAACCACTTCTTATCTGTTAAGTCCAAGATGGCTATCGTGCCAACCGAAGAAGTAGATGCAGTATTCAAGCGCAACCTACCATCCAACGACTACGAGACCTCGCAGATGATTGTCAACCTTGACGGCATCGTAGACCGTGAATTACTCGCAAGCCAGCTCTCATTCGTGAAAGATGCTTCCGAGACCGTGGCAATCGCTGAGAAAGAAGATGTTGAGCCACTCAAAGATGATGACTACAATGCCAATGATTATACCGATAATAACGAAGAAGTAACCGAATAGGAGTAGGACATGGCTCTGAGGCAAAGGACAAATGCTTACTGGGCAAAACGAGCCAACGAACGACTCGTAGCAAGCGAAAAGACCTCCGACAAGTATCGGAGGGAGATTCGCAAGGTCTACACGCAAGCGCAACGAGACACTCTCGAACAGCTTAAGAAGATATATGCGGACTATTGGACAAAAGACGGTGGATTCGATAAGCAGAAGCTAAGGCTCATGACTTCCTCGAAGGACATGAATGCCTTTGTGGCTAAGCTCAAGAAGGCTGGCTTATACGACAAGATACCTGAGAACTATCTCGGCAGAATCAACCGTCTTGAGTTCCTTAATGCACAGATGTGGTACGAATCACACCTTGCCGGCATGAAGCAGGACGGAATCCTGACCTCTGCTAATCGCCAAGTGTATGAGGACTCGTACTATCGCTCAATCTACGATGTGTCAAAGGGTATCGGCTCCACTCCGTCATTTACCATGCTCGATAAGCAGACCGTGAATCAAATCCTCGATACCGAGTTTGATGGCAAGAACTACTCCGAGCGTATCTGGGGTAACTCTGATATTCTCGCCAATCAGCTCAAGGACAAGCTCGCCGTGGCTATTGCTACTGGGCAGTCAATCCAGAAGACCGCACGAGACTTTAGGGAGCGCTTCAATGTGCAGAATTACTACGCAGAGCGCCTCGTTCGTACCGAGACGAACTACTTCCACAACTCTGCCGAGCTTGAGTCGTATGATTCCATGGGCTTTGAGTATTATGAGTTCGTAGCCACATTAGACAGTCGTACGAGCGAAATATGTTCCGAGATGGATGGCAAGAGATTCAAGGTATCAGAGGCAAGGCAAGGCGATAATGCGCCACCACTACATCCGAATTGCCGGTCTACTATTGTGCCTTACTTCAAGGACTTCGAACCGGAAGAGACGAGAATATACCGAAACCCAGAAACCAATAGGAATGAGTACGCATACAATATGTCTTATGAAAACTGGTATGATAAGTTTGTTGAAGGACAAAGCAACCAAATTGTAGTCAATATAGTGAAAAAACCTGTGCCTGAGTCCGAGGCGCAGCATTTCAAAACGCAATTCTCCGCTAACTATCCTAAGGATGTTAAAAAAGCCCACATTGATAGACTAGAAGAGCTTGGGCAGATGTTCCCACAAGTCAGAAAAGAATTCGCAGAGAATAAGGCGATTATTAGCTCAAATAACCGACTTCGTTCAACAGGCGCAAAGTTCTCTGCATACACAAGCGGCAAACCTATTGGGATTCAATTCGGCTCTCAGTATAAGACACTGGATGCGCTAAAACAGAAAGTGGAAGAGCTTGTTAAGAGAAAGTTTTACATGCCATCATCTACTGAAAACTTTAAGAATTACATGGCAACGCACGAGTTTGGGCATGCAGTCGAGAATTACATTATTAACACGATTAAGGCGAAAGAGTCAAACCAAAACTGGGCAAATACCTCAGCTTACAGGAGTCTCCAAGAAGACAAGATAATGATAAAGATTCGGAATATCGCCAAAGACACCGACCCAAGCTTTAAGTTGTCAGATTACATAAGCACTTATGGTAGAAAAGATTCTTCGGAGTTCTTTGCCGAGACATTTGCGAATGCTTTCTGTGGTAGCCCTAATATACTGGGCAAAAGTATGATAAAATATCTAAAAGAAAGTGGAGTAATGAAATGATAGTAGAAGAGCCTTATTTCTTAAAGAATGAGAAGTGGTATTATCATGATGAAAAAGCATGGAAATACCGATTGACTGACGAAGGCAAGAAAGATGAGAAAGTCGTTAAGAGCTATGAGGAGTTCTACTCACAAAAGAATGATGACGGAATTGTCAAGTAACTATTGACTTGTTTACCTTTTATGCTTTGTGTGATATAATATAGTTAATATCAATAGCGCTAAGACTTAGGTCTTGGCGTTTTTTGATGGCAAACTAATAGCCGACAGGCGTAAAATGGAGGATTTATGGCGGAAGCTACAAATCAAAACTCTGCCGACAATGGTCAAGCCGGAGGTACAGAGGGAGACAAGACCAATACTCAGAAGACTTTTTCTCAGGAAGAGGTCAACGCACTTATCCAGAAACGCATTGGAGAAGTCCAAAGCAAGAACGATGAGGCGAACAAAAAGGCTATCGCCGAAGCCATTTCGGAATACGAGCGAAAAGCCAAATTGACCGAAGAGGAGCGTCTGAATGAGGCTCGTAAAGCCAAAGATGACGAGTTAGCACAAAAAGAACGAAGTATTACCTTAAGAGAAAATCGTGCTGACGGCATCGAAAAGCTTGCAGAACTTAATATCGACACCAAGATGGTTGACTTCGTGGTAGACATCGATAAGGACAAGATGATGGATAACATCACCAAACTTAACAAAGCCTTCAACGAAGCCGTGTCAAAAGCAGTAGAGGCAAAACTCGCTGGTAAGACTCCAACCGACTATGGTGACGGTAGCAAAACTACCGACAAGAAAGAATCTCTTTCGGCTCGTGGCTACCACAAAGCCGGAATGACCGCATTCTAATTGTCGCATTCCAAACAAAAGGAGAATACTATGGCACGAACAGATGCTCTAAGTATCACTACGAATGGAACGACTGCTGACAAGCTCGCTGAAAGCTATGGCAAAGTTATCGATTCCATTCAAAAAGGCGCTATCTCTGAGAAAATCAAGAATACTGATTACTCTGGCGACCCTACAACCGGTTCTGTTGAAGTAAACCGCTTTAACAACGCCGCTGCTAACAACTATGGTACGGCTCGTACCGCTGGTGCTGGCGATAAGCTCACCAACGGTGGCAAAGTTACCATCAACCTTAACCAAGACAAGGAAATCATCGAGGAAATCGAAGCTAAAGATGTGGCTCTCTTCGGAGTTGGCGACATCATCGCTCGCCGTTCAAACAACCACGGTCTTCGCATGATTGCCGACCTCGACCGTGCTTACTTCGGCGCTCTTGAGACTGCTGCAACCGCAGTAACTCTTCCTACCGGCGTAACTGCTATCGAGGATGTCGTAGAGGCTATGATTCAATCCATCTCTACCGTCACCAACGACTATGTTGATGGTGTAGACCGTGAGATGATTGTTCTCACCCTCAATCCTACCGCCTATGGCAAACTCCGCAACCACATCGACAAGGTGTTAGTTGTGAACGATGCCGGCGAAGAGGAAGTAGCTATGTTCCACGGTGTTCGTGTATTCGAAAACACTCGCCAAACTTCAGCTATCATCGCAACCATCTTTGGCTCTGCTGCGCAACCAGTGTTGGTCAACGAGTACGCTGACGAGAAGGTGAACCTTTCGAACGCTCACGCTGTCGAATTGTTCTACTCCTACGGTACTGGTGTTGTCACTCCAGACCTAGTGAAAAAGCTTGCTACATTGCCAGCTTAATCGACCGCCTCGCCGGTGGCGTAATACCGGCACCAATATCAAACTAATCGGAGTGAAAAACCATGAAGTTTAAGAACATCAAAGCCAATCTTATCGAAGAAGTAGATGACAGCAACAAAGCCTTAATCGCACAGATGAAAGCTTATCCTGAAGTCTATCAGCCAATCGATGAGAAGGCGAAACCAGCTAAAGAAGCTGAAGCTCCTAAAGAAGCTCAGAAAGAAGAGCCAAAAGAAGCTGAAGCTCCTAAAGCGAAGAAATAGTCGGAGGTCAAGATGCCACAGGAACAATTAGACCGAATTAAGGAATATGTCAAGACGATAGATACAGCCGCCGCTGAGCAATCTTTAGACACGCTCTTAGAGTATGTTATCAACGAGGTTGTTGACCGTGTGCTTCTCTATCTAAATGACACAGCCTTAGATGAGGCACTAGAGCGAGCAGTCGCTCGTATTGTCTCTGGTATCTTCAATCAGACTATCAACTCCAAAGACTCTACACAATCCGACTCGGCTATCAGCTCGGTAAGCGATAACGGACAGTCCGTGAGCTTCTCGAACGAGGTCAAGAACTATCTTGCCACGACCGAAGATAACGAACTATTCGCCGGCTTCTCGAAGCTATTAGCGAGATATAGGAGAATCAATGTTGTTTCCTGATGAAGCTAAGCAAGCAATCGCCAAATCGTTCTACGACAAGACGGTTGAGGTCTTAACTTCGCAGGACAGCATTGACGCAGAGGGCGGAGTTGTAAAAGGCAGTCTAACTGTCAAATGTACCTTACAAGGTAATGTCCAATTCACGAATCTAGGCGAAGTGCAAACTACACTTGGGTTAGTGAATGCAATCGACATCTGCGTAACTTGTGGAGCTGATGAAAATGTCGCTGTGAATGATTTACTCAGATACAACGGCAAGCTTTATGTCGCTACAAGTGTAATTCCATCAGACTCTCACTTAACAATAGTGGGTAATCTATGGGTAGCGCAGTAACAGTTACAGTAAACGGTCTTGCAAGGCTCGAAGCCAAAGCGAAGAATCTACCAACAGAGGTAGAGCAAGCAATGGCGAGAGGTGTCAACCAAGCCGCCGGTCTCGTAGAAGGTAGCGCCAAACGGCTCTGCCCAGTAGATACCGGTAATCTGAGGAGTAGCTTACACATTATGAAGCAAGCAACTCCGAGCGATGCAAAGGCAATAGTAGGCACGAATGTCGAGTATGCGCCGTATGTAGAGTTCGGCACAGGTGTGCGAGGTCAGTCTACGAATACAAACACGAATGTGAATGTATCGTTCTCACCAGACCACGCAGGTCAAGTCGCTCAACCATACTTAGCACCGGCACTCCGGAACAACCGAGACCGCATTGAACAAATCATCAACAAGAATGTTGTAGAAGGGATTAAGTGATGACACTATTCAATCCAAAGCCAGAAATCTTCAGTAAGCTTCGTGAGCTTGGTTACCCTGTGGTGCAAAGCTCGAAGAATGTTTTCAACGAAGTTCCTGCTTTGACATACCGAATAGATGGCAATGCTACCGATTATGACCTTGGCAATGATATTGCTTCACAAGAGATTACCGTGACTGTCGATATATGGGCGAACGATAGCGTGACTGCTTCAAGTATCTTAGCGGAAGCCGAGGCTAAGATGCGAGAACTGAAATATCGGCTCAACACATCCCTCGATGTTCCATCACCTGAGGGAGCTTTATATCACATCAATGCGACCTTCGTTGGTCTTCGTTGATGTAAGGAGAACAAATTATGGCTGGAATTCAAGCTATGGCTACAAGCCTTAAGATGGTTAAATCTGGTAGCGAACCAGACGACCTCGTACTTGCTCACATCACGAGCATTGGTGAACAAGCTTCCGAAGCTGAGGAAATCGATGTTACTACCCTCGATTCCCCAAATCGTGCTAAAGAATTTATCCAAGGCGCAAAAGATGCTGGCTCTATCGAAGTATCGCTTAACAACTGCTTCGATGGTCAGGTATCAGCTCTTAAGGCTGTCTATGCTTCTGGTGAAGTGCGCCAGTGGGTAGAAACCTTCCCAGATGATGCAGGTACTTTAACCTACTCTGGTTACATCTCTGCACTCACCTTCGGTGAAGCGACTCCAGATGGTCTTTTGTCTGTAAACATCACCATTCGTCTTTCTGGCGAACCAGTTTACACTGAAGCCTAATCTACCCTCTTGGGAGCGGAGGTTAAATGCTCCCACACCTAGCAAATTAAACGAGGACAAGTTTTATGGAACTTAACTACAAAGCATCTAATATCGCCAAAGCAGAACGAGCAGAGGGCAAGAAATTCTTCGCTGTATTCTCAAGTATTGGTAATGAGGACATCTCCGTAGATGACCTATTATTCATCTTCAAGGCTGGTGGCGGTACAGAGGAAGCATTTGATGAATTATTCGCTAAGGGCATCCCTGAAGTGTTTACTGCAATCTTTGACGGAGTGAATCGTGCCGGTTTTTTACCGAACAAGATAGACACGAAGGCAGTGAAGCAGGACATGGTGGAAGCAATGAGCGGAGATACGAAAGTTTCACAGAACTCTGGCAAGACAACGAAAGCTTAGCTTTTGAGATAGGTCTTCATCTTCAAGAGTATTGGGAGTTCACTTGGGGGGAGTTTAGCCGGTGCTTAAAGGGGTACAGGAGCAGATTAGAGACAAAAGTGAAGGTTGAGAATAGTCTCAACCATACACTTGGTCGCTACATCTCATTCGCCTTTAACGACCCAAAGCATTATCCGAAAGAACCGTTCCCAATGACCGATGCAGAGAGAGAACAAATCGACAAAGCAAGAACAACCGTTGCAACAACTGACGAACAGCGTGTAGCGTTGGCTCGTATCAAATATGGAAGGAAGCAATAATGGCAACCGTTGATGAATTACAAGTCGTAATTTCGGCAGAATCAGCTAAGTTTCAGTCCGAAATGGGCAAAGTAAGAGGCGAGTTAGGGAAATTAAACACTGCTGCCTCGAACGCTACATCTAAACTATCAGTAGGTATGATTGCCGCCGGTACTGTTGTCGGCAATGCCCTTACTGCAATGTTCCGAAAAGCCGGTCAAATTATCACCGGTAGTTTTGATGATGCTGTAACTCGTCTCGATACATTAAATAACTTCCCTCGTGTAATGAGTAATCTTGCTATCAGTACCGAAGATAGCGCTAGAATCATCAATATCCTTAGTGACAAGCTATTAGGGTTGCCTACTACGCTCGATACCGCCGCTCTGGCTGTACAGCGCTTTACGGCAGCCAATAATAACATTGAGGCTTCTACTGCTATTTACTTGGCACTTAACGATGCCTTGTTAGCTGGTGGCACATCCGCTGAAGCTCAAGCTACTGCCATGGAGCAACTAGCACAAGCTTACGGCAAAGGTAGACCAGATGCAATGGAATGGAGGAAGATGCTGGAGACTATGCCAGCACAGCTCAAACAAGTTGCAACCTCTCTTGGGTATACTTCAACAGCTATCGGTGGCGACTTACAATCTGCTCTTGTCGATGGCTCGTTATCTATGAACGG